CCGCCCACTCAAGGGCGGCCAACCTTCCTGGTTAAAACCAGGCCCGGGTATTTTCTACCCGGCGGGCACCACCGTTAATAACAAAACGGATGAAAAAGTTGAGGGTTTTCCCTCCCTTCTTCAAGGGTGACCAAGATCTGATCGACCAATCGTGATGTCACCAACTGCACTGCGTCTTTTCTACGCAGGTAGAAGGATAAATCACTGGTTGGTATGCTCACTTCCATAAGGAAGTGACGGTAATCCTTACGGATTAACGCATTATCATCCATCTTTCCTTTACGGAGATCGGCATATGTCATGTCGATGTCCTGGAATGTTTGGACGATAGGGCACGATTCGATCAACAGAAATGGATCTTCAGCATCTAAGCATTCATTAAACAAGATGTCAATAAGCTCTCTTGGGATCACTCCCAGTTGAGTTTGTTCACACTTGCTAATCATGCGATCAACAGATGTTCGAAAGAGTTTTTGAAACGATTTGATCATGACTTGCGGCTCGAGAAACTCGGCCGGAAACCATGTAACCAAATCGTAAAACTCTTGCCCATGCATAAGGAATGCCGCTCTGTGTAAAACAGGCGCCATAGGCCTTCTGCCGGCGAACGAATCTCTGATGAGTAGGATGATCTCTAGCTTAAGGGAATGACGAGAAATAAATTTCTTGTTATAACCAATAGCTTGGAGATACCCTACAGATACCTGAAGAATGTCATGAATTGGATTCCACCGCTTGCGATGGATCTCTTCGAAAATCGTACCAACGGCTAAAAGCCAATTGTTCCGGTTCTCATAGAGTCCTGCAAGGGGAAAAGGGGAAATCTCAGTCCCGTCATGTACGAACCGCTTAGCGAATTCGAACAAATACGGGCTTTGATGACTCTTCTCCTTACTGTATGGAATGTCCAACCTTTGGAGTAACACCTTATAGTTCCCAGCAACTTTATCATTAGCAATAACGATATCGTCACCGAGAAGTATATAAGGGCATCGATTCCAGTCAATGTTGGCCTGTTTACAGGCTACAAAGACCAGGAAATGATGAGCCAATACAAAGGAGCTCCATGATGAGTAGGCTCCCATCGGATTACCTCGAGCGTAAGTTATCTTGCGCTCTCCGTAGTCAAATGGGAAACCTACCATTATGTGAGCCCAATGATCGGCATACTCTTTACCGAAAAGGGTCTCTATTAACGCTGACTGCACCGCAATCGGGAACCGATCTGTAGCACTAGATAAATCTATGCTATGGAACGAGGACCCAGGAGTGGGCACCAGTGTTTCTAGATTACCTGATTGGTCAAAGGTACTATCTTGAGGAATTCTCTTGATAAGCTTAAATAGATAATTATGCAGTGGCTGCAAAGCCGCCTGCGAATAATAATCCATAATTGCGATTTCTCGATTCTTCCCTTCCTTATCCTGTATTATGGATAACCTACGGAAGGAGGTACTGGAAGTTTCCAGAACACTCCCCATGTAGTCCAGAATACTAGGGATAAGGCCAAGATAAGTCGACATGTCTTCTCGAAGTTTCTTGCCTCCCACTACACCAATAGCCTCATAAAGAGACTTAGGCATATGTAGGAGATCAAGATAAGATGTCCATAAAGCGTGCCCTTTGGGGCCTGCCTTAACAGTCATCCTATACTTCTTGAAGTCAAGTTTCCGGGACCTCAGCCCTAGTGGCCGATATCCCATAGATCGGAAGAATGGTAAAATGTACTCCTGCAAGAAAGTGGGGATCCTAGCCAAGCTAGGGCCCTGCTCAATTGTCAGGAATGACGGCTTACCGTCTCCTTTCAGGAACCTAAAAACAGACAGAGTTGAAAGTACTAGCCTGATAACAGGGTAGAAACGATCGCTCTGGACTGTCTTAAGGAACCTTAGATCTTTCGGAAACTTAAGTCCATTCCTAATCTCAGTACACAATTCCTTCTTAGAAACCCCTTCCAGGGCCTTTAAAAGCCCCAGACGGGTTTGCTTAGCATACCTGATTCCCTCGGCTTTGCCGCGGGTCTCTAGTATCCTAAACATTTTCTGAAGGATTCGCTTGCAATTAACGAGGTACCCGGCGCTAAAATAGCGTTCGAGCCAAGTTAATATACGGGAAAAGTACTCGAACTTGGTCAGTTTTAAACCTGACTTAAGTTTCTGTTTCTTTTCTTTGTGCATAGTAATCTTAGGTCTTCCCAAATGGGAAGCTCCCTAAAGAATATACCGTGCCCTTCGAGCAACGGGATACCAA